GGATGAAACACAGAACAGGTGCTTGTAAATTCTTAAACGTATTACAAGGTGAGAATCACACAGACGCTGATGACTGGTATGAGCAAATGAAAGATTATTGTGATCCAGTTAAGTATCCTGACAATCATTTTAACGGTTGGAGTATGGGTGGACAGAACATGTGCGATGTGCATTTGGTTCTTAAACGCATAGTTACATTGCATTATGATAACCTACTACAACAAGGTGTACACGATGTAATGCACTTCTTAGGCACATCTAAATTAGAGTGGGCTACATTATTAACTGATATACAACGTGGTATACGCAAGTACTATAACCCTAATATGATGCTTACATTTGATTGTGCAAGTCCTTTCTTAGCAACTGCTAACGGACAAGTATACATTCAAAATGAAACTCCTGATAGAGGTAAGTGGACTTATAGAATGGTACCAAGTGTTGATGATAAGAAATATGCAACTGATACACGCACATTTAAAGATGCTGTATTGCAAGACAAAATATTTAAAAACTTTGAAAATTCGCCTGTAACAGATGGTATGCTTGTAAAAGATATTTGTATCTATAAACCAGGTGACCTAAATAAAATAGGCAAAGAAGGAAAAACATCGTGGGATAGTTTTTCATATGCGATCCAAATGGGTCATAACGTGTGGAGTCACATTAATGCAGTTCAAGAAGCGAACAGACAGTATGACAACGGAGTCATTCCAAAAATGCTTGTACAAGAGCAATTTGACAGGATTTTATTTAGAGATGTTGTGGAAGAAATTTTCTCAGCACCTACAAAAGAACAGTCATTAGAACTAATTGAAAAGTATTCAAAGTTTTGGATGGCTATACCTGGTACACGGGGTGCCATTGGTAAAAAGACTGTAAATGCTAGTACGCATTTTAACGCACTGTTTGATGTAGAAGAAACTATTGTAGAAGAAGATGTATTGGATGAATCTAAGTTGGAGGAACTTGAGGATGAGCAATTATGATAATATTGAAGATAAACTTCGGGCCCATTACGACGAGCTAAAACGGAAACATAAAGAGCTTGACGATGAGCTTGAAACCAAGTATAGTAATATGACATTAACTGAAGAAGTACGCAGAATGAAAACTATGAAACTTTATCTTAAAGACGAAATGCACCGAATTAACTCTTACTTAATACAAAAAGGCTTAGAATGAAACGTAATTATGATAGTGGCGTAAGCGATACTCCGATATTCTTTACAGGCGTAGAAGTTGAAAAGACTCCTGCATATGGAATGAAAACATTATTTGTTACAGGTACACAACCATGTGATGTAATACAAAAGCATTACGATGAAGAACAATGCGAACACATCTTCTTTGGTGCTAATCATTCTTTTAATCCTGTAAAGAATGATGAGTGGGAAACATGGGAACGTATGGTTAAGGCATTTTTAACTGCCGGCAAACTATGCAGTTTAGATATTCCAATTAATCTAGCAGAAGATTTTCTTGAGAGCGGTCTTACTGAATATGAAAACTTTATTCCGCAACTTCGTGTGCCAGTTCCTTATGCTAAACTGTGGAACTATAACACAATGATTAAGATTGATGATAAAGACTTTAAAGCTACAAATCCAGGAGTTTGGTGCCATAGCCTGCATGATTTGATGAACCGTGATAAATTTACGGATTGGACAAAATATGGCCTTGACAAAGTGATTAAATGAAAGTATACTAGTAATATGAATAATGATATTCCCCCAGTCTATGAAAAAGGTTATCCAGACTATGATGCAGTTAATCGTGAAAGCTATCATGACTACATGGGTAGAAGAATGAAAGAAGAGGATGCAAAGATGACTCAACAAAACGCTATGAATAAAGCAGAACGCAGTATTTGGGTAACATTTACTAAAGAAGGTGTACATATGTACCCGGGCGCAGATACTGATCCAAAATTAGCAACCGGCGATTGGGATGACGTATCATTCCTTGGTGTTCCACATCGTCATATTTTTCACTTTCGTGTTCGAATTGAAGTATTTCATAACGATCGCGATATTGAATTCATTCAGTTTAAACGCTGGATGCAAAGACTCTATGATGTCGAAGGCGTACTAGAGTTAAACCACAAGAGCTGTGAAATGATCGCAGACGACTTGTATAAAGAAATTTCTACAAAATACCCAGGCCGCTTTGTAGAGATTAGTGTTGCAGAAGACAACGAAAATGGCTGTTCAATTTATTATCCAAACCATTGATAAAAGAGAGAAACTTAAAATGGCAATCGAATTTAACCGTGAAGCATATACTAAAGTGTTTAACGATTTAGACAAGTTTCGCGACTACTGTCGCTTTGAAGGTAAGGTCTTTAATGAGAAAGATCTTTATAAATCAGAAGCCCCTGTTTGGCAGGCCTATCAAAAATATCAAGGGTGGCTTCGTGCAAAAGCACGTAATGCTAGTCGAAATGCGAATCAACGGAGAAACTAATGACTATTCATATTGTAGATATTGAAGCAGTAGACACACGTTATACTAAGCAATGGAAAGAGTATCTTCCAAAGCAACTTCAGCGAGCTACAAATGAAGATGTTAATGTTATTAGTGGAGGAGAAACGCCTCAGGCTACTACGCCTGGGGCTTTTCTTAACTTTGGAGGTACTAATGTATACAAATCAAAGCAACTTGAAACTATTGGAGAAATGTTCTGCAATGGTAAAGTCAAAAATGGCGATTATTTTTTATATACTGATGCCTGGAACCCTACAGTTATACAACTACGTTACATGGCAGAGTTATTGGGTGTTGACATTGGCATTGGTGGCCTCTGGCATGCTGGTAGCTATGACCCACATGACTTCTTGGGTAGACTTATAGGTGACAAACCTTGGGTTAGACATGCAGAATATTCAATGTTTGAATGTTATGACGATAATTTCTTTGCAAGTGAGTTCCATTGGGATTTATTTGCAGAAACGTTTGCACTTGATATGGGTGTAGTTGATCAAAACAAAATGAAACGTGTTGGCTGGCCTATGGAGTATCTAAAGAACAGTTTGGATAGTTATAAAGGTATGGAAAAGCGAGATCTTATTCTCTTTCCGCATCGTATTGCTCCTGAAAAACAAGTTGACATTTTTAGGGATCTTGCTCAACGGTTACCACAATATGAATTTGTTGTGTGTCAAGAACAAGAATTAACGAAGAATGAATATCATAACTTACTAGGAGAAGCTAAACTAGTGTTTAGTGCTAACTTACAAGAAACACTTGGTATTAGTTGGTACGAAGGAGCATTAGTTGATGCTATTCCTATGGTGCCAGATAGACTTAGTTACAGTGAAATGGCACTACCGGAGTTTAAATATCCAAGTGCATGGACTGAAGACTATGATGCCTACTTACATAATAGAGACAAAGTTATTGCACAAATTGTAAACTATATGGAAAACTACGAAGACTTACTTGTTAGTTTAGATAAGCAACGTACTAAATTAAACAAGGAATTTTTTAGCGGAGCAGCATTATATGACGCAATCAAAAGCGAATGATACTATTACTATTACAAATTATACTATAGATACTGGTAGTGAATATACTTTTAATGTCGAAGGGGACTTGGGTCAAGAAATTGAATATCCTAATTTTAATGATGTTATATCGTCATTAATTGACCCTTCTAGAGTAGAAACTATGTGTGATCACTATCCAGGATTACGCAAAGCATGGAATAATTTTTATTCAATCTATAAAATGGTTGATCAAGATTATAAAGGAAATTACGAATATGATGATGAGGTGCCACTTTAATGCTACATACAATTGAAGAACTTATTGCCCGACTTAATGTAATGAAAGACAAAGCAGTCGAACTACATAGATTGCGTAATCAATACTCTAATTTAGCAGACACATCTTATGATAAACAACAATGCCAAGCAATATTAGATGATATTCAAACAATGGCTAAACTTATTGCTGAAGACCGAGAAGGTTCTGAAATTTTAACAGATATGGAATATAAAAATGATTAAGAAACATTATTATAGTTGGGCTGACGTAGAAAAAATGTGCGTTAGTATTGTAAATCAAATGTATAAGGACGATTGGCGTCCTGATTACATTGTAGGTATTACTCGTGGTGGTAATGTACCTGCTACTATTATCAGTAATATGACTGGCATACGTTGCGAAGCAATTAAAGTAAGCCTGCGTGATGATACTAGTGAAAGTGAAAGCAACTGTTGGATGGCCGAAGATGCTTTTGGATATCCTCACCAAGACAGTGGCGGACAAGGCAAAAAGATTCTTATTGTAGATGACATTAACGACACTGGTGCTACATTTAATTGGATTAAACAAGATTGGCCTGCAGGTTGCTTACCTGGAGATGAAGCATGGAATAATGTTTGGGGTAACAATGTTCGCTTCGCTACACTAACAGAAAACCTAGCAAGTGACTTTAGCCTAGTAAGTTATACATGTCATGAAGTAAACAAAGCAGAAGAAGATGTTTGGTTAGTTTATCCTTGGGAAAACGTAGGTGAATATTAATGGACAAACAAACTGCAAAAATATTTCCTACACTAGTTAATGGATATACTTTACAAAGTGTTAAAGATAACTTAGACTCTATTATTGGAAACATTAACAGTGTTGAAAGTCATCATGCAGGCGAATATGGTAGTTTTACATTAGATCAAAATTTACTAGAACATAAACTTTATTCAGAAGTTAAAAAAGAAATTGCAACTTGTGTAAATGATTATATAAGTTTGCTAAAGCACAATGTTAAAGGAATAAAAATTGTTTCTTCTTGGGCTAACAAGTTAGACAAGAAAGAACATATCCAACCTCACTCACATAGCAATAGTTATATTTGCGGGGTAATACATTTAAGTAATGGCGGCGATCTTATGCTTAGACGTCCAGACATTGCTGATATGTTTACATTAGTGTCAGACTACGAAAAACAAGAAGATATGTTTTTCAGAGTGCCAGCTATTGCAGGACAACTAGTTTTGTTTCCTAGCAAATTAATACATAGCGTATTATCTCACGATGATAGCATTACTCGCTATAGTATTGCATTTAATACATGGCCAACTAAATATGGTGTACCAACAGGAATGGTAGACTTAACAAACAACTAAAAAGGAGACTTATGTTGAAAGAACAAATGTTAAAAGCAGCTCGTATGCATGCAGAAGCAGAAATTGAGCTACATAAAGTGAATATCGAAGTATACATGCAAAAAGTTGTAGGTATCGGTGAACATTCAGATATTATTGAAACAATTCAAAAAGAACTGGATGCAATGGCTGCGGCTGACGATAGACTAGAAATGCTTAATAAATATTTTAGTGCTTGACAAGAACCTAAATACAATGTATAATATAACATATATTGTGCATTGTATTATTAATAACGGCAATCCACTGCCTAAACATCGGAGAAGTAAATGAGTAAAAGTGAACAAATAAAAGCCCGCTTAGAAGACGCAGGTATTAGATATTGGGCAGGTGACAATATTAGTCATGTGTTACAAGAAGGCGACAAGCAAGAACTGATTGACGAGCTTACACCTAAGTTCGAAGCAGTACTAGACAGTTTAATTATTGACAGAGCAAATGATCCTAACAGTATGGACACTGGTAGACGTCTTGCTAAAATGTATATTAATGAATTAATGCAAGGACGTTATGATCCTATGCCTAACGCAACAGCATTTCCTAATCATATTGAAAATGGTTATGAAGGCATGTTAGTTGTACGTAGTGAACTAAGAAGTGTTTGTTCACATCATCATCAACCAGTTGTTGGTGTAGCATACATTGGTATTATTGCCGCAGATAAACTTATTGGTCTTAGCAAGTATACACGTATTGCACAATGGTGTGCTAGACGAGGTACACTACAAGAAGAACTTAATAATGTTATTGCTGACGAGATTCAAAAAGCAACAGGTACTAAAAATGTTGGTGTTTACATTCAAGCAACACATGGTTGTTGTGAGAATAGAGGTATTAAAGCACATAGTAGTTTAACACAGACAACTGTGCTACGTGGTGCATTTAATGAAGACCCAGGTACTAAGAAAGAGTTTATGGACAATATTAAATTGCAACAACAGTTTGCATGTGGAGCCTAATATGAAACTAAGATATTCAGAAGCGTTTTACAGCGTACAAGGCGAAGGCAAGTTTGTAGGAGTACCTAGTGTGTTCCTGCGTACATTCGGTTGTAACTTTCGTTGCATGAACTTTGGATTAACAGGCGAACCAGATCGTGCTGAAAAACAAAAACAAGGTATTATTCATAATGCAGAAGTACAAGGGTTACTTGATGCAGGAGTACACGAAACTACAAAAGAGTTTAACGACTTACCTATTATACATACAGGTTGTGATACATATGCAAGTATCTATCCTGAGTTTAAAAAGTTTAATAGACAAGCAACCGTTGACGAAGTAGTTGAACATTTACTATCTCTTACACCTAATGGTAAATGGGTACAGGATAATGGTCAAGATGTACATTTGATCATGACAGGTGGCGAACCGTTGTTGGCGTGGCAACGACTGTATGTAGAGTTATTTGAACATCCACGTATGAAAGACTTAAGGAACATTACATTTGAAACAAATACTACACAACATTTACACGATGATCTCTTCGACTATCTCAACAATCAAGACAGAATCCAAGTCACTTGGTCTTGTTCCCCAAAACTTAGCGTTAGTGGAGAACCTTGGGATACTGCTATTAAGCCTGATGTGGCTCACGAGTATAGCCTTGTTGACGGCAGTGACATGTATTTTAAGTTTGTTGTCGCTACTCAAGACGATTTTGACGAAGTTAAAAAAGCTGTGGACACTTACAGAAGTTCCGGGGTGGAATGTCCGGTATATCTTATGCCGTTGGGCGGACGCAGTGAAGAATATTCCCTCAACGTCAAAGACGTTGCTGAAGCGTGTATGGCAGAAGGATGGCGATTTACCCCCAGACTCCATATCAGCTTATTCGGAAATGCCTGGGGAACATAGTAGAGATATGGATGCGTTATATGATATCAAAAAAGAAACTAACGAACAGTTAGATAAAGCAATGAAAGCTCCTATTGACCAAGATAGGATTAGAAAGGCAGGATGGTAAAATATGTGGGATAAAATAAAAAACACTGTAAGTAAATTACAAGGTAAAAAAGAAGAAACAGTAACAACGAACGAAGACAAACGTAGAGCAATTCTTGCAAAAGAAAAAGAAGAAGCAACTGCTAAAGGTGAACCTTGGGTAGCTGTATTAGATACACAACTTAATCCCGATAACATTAAGAACGGATTCTTCGAGCTCGATTGGAACAATCAATTTATTGAAGAACTACTTGATGCAGGATACTCAGGCGAAACTAATGAAGAAATTGTAGACGGTTGGTTTAAAACTATTGCTGTACAAATACTTGGAGAACAAGGTATGAATACTGCAAGAGAAATGGGTTACATTAACGTAGTGCCAATTGACAAAGACAAAAGTGAAGTAAGTTAATGCTTGACACAAGCCAGATCTGGTGCTATAATAATACTATAAATTATACAAAGGCAAACTAATGGCAACTTATATACTGGTAGACACAGCTAACACATTCTTTCGTGCTAGGCATGTAGTACGTGGCGACATTGACACTAAAATTGGCATGGCATTCCATATAACACTTAGTGGTGTTAAAAAAGCATGGCGTGACTTTGATGCTGATCATGTTGTGTTTTGCTTAGAAGGTCGTAGCTGGCGTAAGGACTTTTACGAGCCTTACAAACGTAATAGACAAGAAAGTCGTGATGCACTTACTCCTGCACAAGCAGAAGAAGATAAAGTGTTTTGGGAGTGCTTTGATGAGTTTAAGGACTTTGTTACAGATAAGACTAATTGTACTGTCATGCGTCATCCTGAACTAGAAGCAGATGATCTTATTGCAGGTTGGGTACAAGCACATCCTAATGACAATCACATTATTATTAGTACTGACGGCGACTTTGCACAACTGGTTGCACCTAATGTAAAACAATACAACGGTATACAAAATGTTACAATTACACACGAAGGTTACTTTGACGACAAAGGCAAACCTGTAATTGACAAGAAAACTAAAGAAGCAAAGCCTGCACCTGATCCTGCGTTTATGTTGTTTGAGAAGTGTATGCGCGGCGATACTAGTGACAATGTGTTTAGTGCATATCCAGGTGTACGTAAGAAAGGCACTAAGAACAAAGTAGGCCTTATTGAAGCATTTGCAGACAAAGACACTAAGGGCTACAACTGGAATAACATGATGTTACAACGTTGGACTGATCACGAAGGTGTAGAGCACCGTGTACTAGATGACTATCAACGTAATGTTACACTATGTGACTTGACAGCACAACCCGGTAATATTAGAAGTATTATTAACGATGTAATTGAAGATCATATGACGCCAAAAGAAGTACAACAAGTAGGTATGCGTCTTATGAAGTTTTGTGCTAAATGGGATATGCAACGTATTGCAGATCAAGCACAATCATTTGCAGAGCCACTACAAGCGAGGTACCCAATATGAAAGCAAAAGAAATAGTTAAAAACAAGTTTTGGATTTTATCTAATAACAGCGAGAACGTAGGAACTATTAGTTTCAATGACGAACAATATATGCTTAGTGATTCTAACGGAAGTAGATTTTTTAACGATACATTAGAAATACAAGAATCTTTGCAAAGCAAAGTTAGTTGGCAAGACTTGACAATTAAGGAAACAAAGCCGGAAAAAATTGTTAACACATATCCAACTAGTTGTTTACCTTATAATGATATGTATGATGTAAAACGTAAGTTGCCACTATTTACAAAGAGCAAAAAAAGTAAAAGTTTATATTGTGCAGGATATTATACCATACGTTTTGAAAAGGGTTGGGTTAAAAGTTTTTGTCCTAAACTAATAACAATAGAACGTTATGAATATAGAGGACCTTTCAAAACAGAAATAGAAATGAGAACGGAGTTATCACGTGTCAATTCAAAATGATCCTCTAAATACTGCTCCAATTCAGCAATTTATATCACAAGTAAAAAGCGCAGATGCCGGTCAAGCCAAAGAAGTTAAACTAGATATTCAACAAGCTAAACGATTAGCATTTACACTAGGTGAAGTAATGACTAGATTAAACGGTGACCTTGAACAGATACTTGCACGTAAAAACTCAGGTCAAGACGAAGTTATCAAAGTCACAATGGACGGCGGCACTGGTTGGTAATAAACAACTCTAACTACGGTATAATAGGTTTTTCACATATACAAGGGCATTGGTACTGGGATATAATTGTTGTAAAAGGTAAACGGTGTTTTAGTATTCCAGTACCGTACCCTATATACAAGATTGTATATTGGATTTGGCGTAAAAAGTTGGCTAAAAAAGGATAAATATATGCGTACTTAATAAGATAGGAACGCATATGAGTAGACCAAAACCAACTGTATTAGCAGAGCACATTGATAAAAAAACATATAAAGCTGACCAAGTATTACAAGCTGAAGCCATTTGGGCTGTCTTTTACGAAAATGCTCCGTTTAACTTAAAAAGTTCAAACGTTCTTACAAGCTATCCTGGACCTAAATATAAAAAAACTAGTTTTTCAAATCCTGGGCATGCACATAATCTTGCTACGAAAATGAATTCTCTTTTTAAAACAGACCAATTTACTGTTGTTAAATTAACTTCAGGTGAAACTGTTGAAGAATGAATTGGAAAGAAACATACACAAAAGTATTCTTAAAACAATCAGGTAAAGCTATAAGTGAATTATCTGTAAAGGAGTACATGCCTTTATGGTGGAAGAACACTCGAGGCAAAGAAACAGGCGGACTAAGACTTACTGATGCTGGATTTGAATTTATTACACAACAGATAGATTTACAAACTTACGAAATACCATATCCTCCAGAATTCGAACTTACTACTAATACAATAATATGGATGGATAACTTTATAGATTGTCCTTACTATTTGGCGCAGAGATGTATTATAGTTACAAACGAAAAAAAGGCCATGGAATTGAGTCTTTTTAGTGGCGATGTACGTAAATATGGGCTACAAAAAGCCCTTACTAGACAGAAAAAAGAATCCAAAAGTGGTTGACCTTTAGTCAAAACGGTGTTATTATATATACATACTAAGAAATTAGATATGGCACTGAAAACAACACAAGAGGAATACACAATGGATAATATTACAGCACTACGCACCGTATCACCAAATGGCGCAAAGAAAAGCATTTTACGTGCTTTTAAGAAAAAACGTCCGTTGTTTATGTGGGGACCTCCAGGTATTGGTAAATCTGATATTGTAGGACAGATCACTAAACAACTTAAAAATTCACACTTAATTGACATTCGTTTATCACTATGGGAACCTACAGATATTAAAGGTATTCCTTACTATGCGGCAAACGATAATGTAATGGCCTGGGCACCGCCACAAGAACTTCCAACAGAAGAGTTTGCGGCACAGTTTGATAACATTGTTTTGTTCTTAGACGAAATGAATTCTGCGGCGCCGGCTGTACAAGCGGCTGCATACCAACTTATTCTTAACCGACGTGTAGGACAATACAAATTACCAGACAATGTATTAATTGTTGCGGCTGGTAACCGAGAAGCTGACAAAGGTGTTACTTACAGAATGCCTGCTCCGTTAGCAAACCGTTTCGTACACATCGAACTTGCTGTGAATTTCGATGATTGGTTTTCTTGGGCTGTAGAAAACAAGATACACAACGATGTTGTTGGTTATTTGACTTTTGCAAAAAAAGACTTGTATGACTTTGATCCTAAATCACCTAGTCGTTCTTTTGCAACACCTCGTTCATGGTCATTTGTATCAGAACTACTAGATGACGATGACGATGAAAATACCACTACAGACTTAGTTAGTGGTTCAGTAGGCGAAGGCCTTGCTGTAAAGTTTATGGCACACCGTAAAGTAGCGTCAACAATGCCTAATCCAACAGAAATTTTGGATGGCAAAGTAAAAGAGATGAAGACAAAAGAAATCAGTGCCATGTATTCCTTAACTGTCTCACTCTGCTATGAACTTAAAGAAGCGTCCGATAAGAACGATAAAAAGTTTGACGATAAAGTTAATAACTTTTTACGTTTTGCAATGGATAACTTCGAAACAGAATTGGTTGTAATGGGTATTAAACTTGCTCTTACACAATATTCACTACCAATCGATCCAGATGAAGTAGAATGTTTTGATGAATTCCATGAACGTTTTGGCAAGTACATTACAGCTGCACAACAGGTGTAACCATAAAAGAGTTGGGCGTCTCTATAAAAACGCCCATTTTCACTTGACAAATAGTGTAAATATGTGTATACTATAAGTATAACAATTAGGAATAGGCACAATGATCAAAGACGTATTATATAATGTAGAAGGTACTAAGCACTGGACACCTGATCCAGATATTACACCCGAGCAACTTGAAGAAATGCGTGTAGATGTTTTAGAACGTATTATTGTTGCAAGAGTTGGCTTACTACTTCGACATCCATTCTTTGGTAATATGGCAACACGTTTGCGTATCTTAGCCGCAGATGAATGGTGCCCAACAGCGGCTGTAGACGGTCGTAATTTATATTTCAACACACAATTCTTTAACAAAATGAATAACAAAGAAATTGAATTTGTTATTGCACACGAAATTTTACATTGTGTATTTGATCACTTAGGACGTAGAGAAGGACGTGATCCTAAGTTATATAACATTGCCGCTGATTATATTGTTAATAATCTATTAGTACGTGATCGTATTGGTGAAAAACCCAGCTTCATTGATTGTTACCAAGACTTTAAATATGACACTTGGACTAGTGAAGAAGTATATGATGATATTTATGAACAAGCAAAACAAAACGGACAAGACTTTTTAGACCAACTTGGAGAAATGTTAGACGAACATCTTGACGGATTAGGTAGCGATGACAGCAATGCTGAAGGTGATGCTGGTGAAGAAAAAGATAGCAAAGGTAATAAAGTAAGTAAGAAAAAACCTAAATTTTCTAAAGAAGAAATGCGTAAAATCAAAGACGAAGTCAAAGAGAGTATGCTTAGTGCCGCACAAGCCGCAGGCGCAGGTAACACTCCTGCTGAAGTACAACGTATGATTAAAGATCTTACTGAACCTAAAATGAACTGGCGTGAAATTATTCGACAGCAGATTCAATCTACTATTAAACATGATTTTACTTTTAGTCGTCCGTCACGTAAAGGCTGGCACACTGGTGCTATTCTTCCTGGTATGAATTTTGATGATGAAATTGATATCTGTGTAGGACTAGATATGAGTGGATCAATTGGTGATGATCAAGCAAAAGATTTCCTAAGCGAAGTCAAAGGTATTATGGAAGAATTTAAATCTTATAATATTAAATTATGGTGCTTTGATACAAAGGTATATAACGAACAAGATTTTAGTGCAGATGGCGGACAAGACTTGCTTGATTATGAGATCATTGGCGGCGGAGGTACTGACTTTGATGTTAACTGGTCTTACATGAAAGAAAATGATATACAGCCTAAAAAGTTTATTATGTTTACAGATGGTTATCCGTGGAGTAGTTGGGGTGATCCGGACTACTGTGAAACTGTTTTTATTATACACGGTCATCGAGATAAGGATTTAGAAGCGCCATTTGGCATAACAGCACATTATGAACAAAACGTTGCATAAATTTAAAGAACCAAATCCACTAAATTTGTTCGGAATTAGGCAGTTAAAAGTGCCTAGCCCCCATTGCGATTATATTAAAATACCACTTCGTTATAACTTAGAACGTAGTATACAAAAATGGATCGATGATAACCTAAAAGGGCGATATTATATTGGTACTACTGTAGCAATTACAGATGGCAGTGCCGAAACTGTATGTAAAATTGGATTTGAAGATACTAAAGAACTTTCGTATTTCACTTTGGCATGCCCACTTTTAAAATACAAGTAAATATATGCGTAGTTTATATAAACACAGGAGACAATAAATGAGCGAAGATAAAAAGAACGCTGACGCAACAGAAGCTCAGGCTCAAGCGCCGGCACAAGAAAACGCCACAGAACTTACTATTACTGATCTTAATGCACTAAAGCAGATCATTGATGTAGCAAGCCAACGTGGTGCATTCAAACCAAACGAAATGATGACTGTTGGGTCAACATATAACAAACTAGAAACGTTCCTATCAGCGGTAGCTGCACAACAACCAGCACCTGCACCAGATGGAACAAAAGGAGAATAATATGGCCGCATTAAAACATGTCGGAAGAGTAGTAAAAACTAAGAAAAAATGTGCAGTAGCATATAGAGTGTTACCAGGTGATCCTGATAACTGCTTGGTAGTATTTACAGAATCATTGGATGCAGCTGATCACGATTCTTTAATTAATTTGATTGAATCTAATGCTGGACAAACAGCTGATGAATTTGCAGATGCTATGGCTAGATCATCTTTATCAGATGGTAGAAATATGTTAGCTGGTTTTCATAAAACTGGTAAACTTACTAAAGTAGCAACAAATTTAATTGAAATGACTCCAAATAATAATACGTCATTACCATTAGATGAACTTAATAAAACTATTGCAGAGCAAAAAGGTGTTACAGTAAATGACCTTGCTATGAAAGATCCACAAGGAGCAACTATTGCAGAAGTAAAAGATGCACCTGTAGCTGATCCAGCAGCATCATATACAGCACCTGCAACACCCGATGTCTTAACTGATGAGGCACTTGCGGCACAATATCGTTCGCAAGCAGATTCTTTGTTTAAAGAAGCAAAGACTCTTAGAGAGCAAGCAGAAGAACTTGTTCCTACAAAGCGTAAGTCAAAGACAACGGCGGATGGCTAATAAAGGCAAGCTACCCTCTGATATCGTTAATGCTTGGCCAGAAATATTTAAAGATATTACTATCGATGTAGTACCTATTGAATATCTACATAGTGTTAAGATATATTTCAACGACGGAAAAATATGGGAAATTGACGTAAAAAAGTCTAGATCTAAGCCTACTTTAGATATTGAAACCGCTTTAGAAGATTTATTTGCCGAATACGAAAGTAGCATTAAAAACATAGATTTTAGGCTAGATACACATAAAGTCAAAAGAGATATTAAGAAGCGTACTCAAATATTTATGAAGAAAAGAAAGTAATCGGCATAAATACATGTAACAAACACTCAGGAGTTAATAGATGGCATTACAAGTTAGAAGAGGTACCAATGCAGAAAGATTAGGTATCACACCTGCAGAAGGTGAATTAATATTCACAACAGACACTAAACAATTATACGTTGGTGACGGAACTACAGCAGGTGGAATAACATCTATTGCTGGTACTATTGACTCACTTTTAGCTGATTCTACTCCACAACTAGGCGGCACACTAGACTTAAACAACCACGACATTACCGGTACAGGTAATATTAACATTATAGGTACTATACAAGCATCAGGAAATATTAACCTAGGTGACGGTGTTGGTAGTGATGTAATTAATATAGGTGGTGTAATGTCAGGTGATTTAGTTCCTAATGCTGATGCAACACACGATTTAGGTTCTACTACAGCGTATTGGAAAGAAGCATTTATTTCTCAATTAACAGTTGATAGCCAGATCACAGCTGAAAGAGTACAAGCAGATATTATTGCAGATGATAGCACTGTTGTATTCAATGCTGCAACAGGACAAATTGCTGCTGCACAACTTGTAGGAACATTTACAGGAAATGTAGTAGGAGACACCAGAGGAAATCACATAGGTACAGTTGACGGTGATCTTACAGGTAGTGTTTTTGCTGATGATAGTACACCATTAATTGATGCTGTTACCAGTTCAATTGTTGGTAATATTGACACATTAAGATATGTAGGAGTAACAACAAGTGGAAACAATGCAGGCTTAGTTGTAACTGGTATAGCAGGTGATTCTTCAACAGGACCTAAATTAGAGATTAAATCTTCAAACGGTACAACGGCAAATCCAACAGTAAGTGTTGGTGGTACCACAGGTGACGGACTTGCAGACATACATGGTCTAGGCTTTGACGGAGCAGCATATAAACTTGCAGCTTTAATGAGAGTTGCAGTTGATCTAGATACTACTGTAGCGCCTAATGTTGTTCCAGGTAGAATAAATTTTGTTACAGCAGACAGTACAGGAAATTTAGCAAACCTACTTACATTTAACAGTAGAGGTAAGTTAGGTATTGGATTACCTAGACCAGATGAAAAACTTCATGTCAATGGTAATGCTAAAGTAGCTGGCTTTGTACAGTTTGGTTCTCTTACAACCGTAGAACGCGATGACCTTACAGCAGTTAACGGTATGGTTATCTACAACGAAACTGATGAAAAGTTCCAAGGTTACGAAAACGGTGCTTGGACTAATTTAATTTAAACTTAGTAATCATTATTTCATCAAGAGTACTACAAACTTCTTTATTACAGATAGTCCATTCTTCTTTAAATAGATCTATTTCTTTTTCAAATATGTTACCAATAATGCCTGTAGCAGCACAAGTTCCATACTTTACATTTCCGTTAGCTTCTATTAATATTTTCTTGTTTGTAATGCCGCACTTCCAGCCTTGAAATTTGTTAATCCTTTGTTGTAGAAAATCTATAGCATTTGTTTCAATTGTATCATTTATTGTAAAATTTAAATAAGATGGAGTTTTTTGTTCTAATGTTTCTATAAATTCTAGTTCTTGTTTAGTATAATAGTTTAAATCACCGTTATCTAATTTTTGACGATACCCTTTTAATTCTCTACTAGATTCAAATGTTTGATTAGTAATTTTTGTTGTTTTATTATATAGAGGATTTACCGGAATCTTATATATAGGTGTATCTTTTAGTTTCTTTTCAAGTTCAAATATCTTATCGAATAAACCTTGTGCTAACATTGCCCTCACTTCAACGTTACCGTCATTGTCTTTAATCATGTTAACAAAGTCTACTATTTTATCTACATCAGCACTTTCAGGATGAAAACTAATTTTAATATTAATGTTTTTAAATGATTCTTTACTATAGTCGTATACCCGCAAAGGTAAACTACCGTTAGTAAAGATAGCAACACGCATTTTATTTTCGCCCATCCAATTAAGCCATTTATGTACATCTTTGACTAAGAATGGCTCGCCGCCTGTTATATAAACTAATACAGACTTGTTAGTAGGAACAGCATCTCTAATTTTTTTTGATGCCGCAATTAACCTATTAACATCTGGTAATTTTGCTTTATTAATTGCAAGATGATTGCTCGGATCGCAATAACTACAGTCGTAGTTACACATATCCGTAGGACGCCAATGTACAATATAGTCTTCGTACCAATCAGTTTTTTCTATTTTTGATATATTCATTTAACAACTCCTTTCTGTTAATTTTTCCTTGGCCTTTGCGGTTAATAGCATCTACTTGATAAAACTTTATAGGAATTTTGTATTCAACTAGTTTAGACTGTAGGATATCCATGTCTACTTCGCCAACTACTTCAGCATAAACTTTGTCATAACCAAATACAACAGCATCACTAGCACCTGACTCAAGTAGTGCCTTTTCTACTTCATAAGGCATGATTTTCCAGCCTCCTGCTATAATTGTTTCCTTTTTACGTCCTGTAACAAATAAGAATCCGTCTTTATCTATATGTCCAAGATCACCTGTAGCAAAACCATTAGCAATAATTTCATTATCTTCTGCTATGGTTACGTCCATTTTATCTAGTACAAAACCTACACTTCCATGTTTTTGAGGATAGTGCATGATACTAATTGTGCCTAGTTCATTTACACCATAACTGTCTGTTGTGATACAATTAAAGTAACTTGTAGCACGTTCTTTTAATTCTCTATACATAGGCGCACCTACTGTTCTTATATGGCGTATACTCATATTGTCGTAAGGCACAGTAGGATTCATCATTGCCTTGAGTACGTTTGGACTGCCTACTACAAATGTAGGATTAACACTAGGCCATGTTTTCCATGGTTGCTCTAATACATGGTATGTACATCCGTATTTGTAACATATACAAAACGTTTGAAAACCTATACATACCCAATAGGGTATAAAATTTACGGTGCTGTCATTTGTACCAAGATTAGCATGTATTTGTATATTATTGTCTAGTCCATCTATGTTATATTGTTTTTCTGTAATAGGTACTATACGTGGTTCATCAGTGCTTCCACTGCTACAAATACCCACTACTTCATCTGTAGAACATTGATTATATCTTGGTTTAGGTAAATCATCTACCCATATATCAATGTCGTAAAAATTCTTTTCAAAGTCTTTAAACTGGTTATCTACAATGACTGGGCTACAAACTTTCATAGCACCAAATATTTTAAAAATATTAGTCCAGTCACTGTAAACACCAATACGGCAAGTTTTATCATAACCTGCTTGTCTAAGCTGTTCAGCGTATGTTTCTGCTATACTATCAAATTCGTCTTTGGTATATGCTTTACCATTTTCAAATTTAAGTATGTATGACATTCTTAATATCCTCGTAAATCAAGTTAAGATAGTGCCACCTCATATCTTCGTTAGACTTTAATATAGTCCATTGATTTGTATGACCGTAAGTTACAGCCATGTACATATGATTAGGTTTTACACTTCTAAATTCTTCTTCACTCATACACTTACCTATAATGTTGTACCTAACCATGTCAAATGATCTTTCTAAGTCAGTGTTCATAAAGGCATGATGAGTGTTAGGCAAGTAGTAGTGTGATAAAGGTGGCTTGACGCATTGTTCTTTAAAAGCATTGTATTTTTCTTGGCCTTTGTCTTCCATACCCGAAATGACCCAAGCATTACTGTAATCTTTGTTTATCATATCTTCTGTAAAACCTAGCACACCTGGATAGAACAGATAGTTCTTAACAAACTTTTCATGATTAATTATACCAAAAAATCCACCTAAACTAAAACCTATATGGTAGATAGGTTCATCGGGTATTTCTATTGTTTCAAACATTTCAACAAAAGACATTTCGTAGTCGTCCGGAAAATCTTCGTGCCAACGTAACATTTTAATATCATATTGTGTAAAGTAATCGTTTACAATTACATCAAAACCTTTGTCGCGAAAGAAGTCAGCAGTAAAACGTTCTGCTGACCCTACTCCACCACTACCGTGTGTGATCATTATTTTCATTTAGATGCTAGTTCCATTTTAAATACACTTGCAAGACCTAAAGCGTTTGTATTAAAGTATACAAGGTCTTCTAAAGCTGAAACAGTAACAAAACTCATAAGTGTATCTCTATGAGCATTGCCTTCTGCGCCAATCTTCCATTCGTATTTACCAACCTTCTTTTCTATGATTGCTCTGCTTTGGGCATTTAAAGACATTTCAGTCAATGCAGCTTGTAGTTTCTCAGCATTAGGATTACCTTTGTTTACCCATAGTGCTTTTTGCATACCATCTCTAAACGATTTTACTAGTTTGTAAGCATCATAAAATTCACCGCTTGGTGCAACACCCCAACGCTGTTCATATAACTTTTCAAACTGAAAGCCAGGGTAGTTTGGATCATCAGCATGTGTTCCATCTGCTTGTAGTATACCATGATGGAACCAAATTTCTGCATTGTCGTCTGGTGCTACATGCTTTTTATATGCCGCTGGATTTTCTCTTGTACCAGTAAGTTCTCCACGTCTAAATGCAAGACGTCTTTCACTACCACTCATACCTTTTACCCATTGTACATTCTTTTTAAAGCATTTTACATACGCATCCATAGACATTTGTGGTCCACAGATAAGCATAGTCATTGCGTATGCTTCAGGTGTCTGACCGCTACCTGCTGCAAAACTTGGACTATTCATATCTTCGCCAATGCGTCTGCCCGCAATAATATTTAAGTTCATAAGTCCTACTGATTCATATTCACCGTAGTTATAGTCAACTTCTTCTTGTAAGAATGCAACGCCATTACCGCCATGTGAAACCATAATAACTTTGTCGTCATTTCTCATTTCGTTGTGCCAAGCGTTAAAACCTGGAATATCTCTTGCACCTGGAATATGTGTTATATTCACTGGCTCATCTAAATATTTAGATAGTTCTTTAGCAACAATTTCTGCCCATACACTTGTTCCACCACCTGGTTTTTGTGGTACAATCATTGTATAATCTGCGTGGGCAACTGTTGCAAACATTGCTACCACAATTCCTAATAACATTTTACGCATAATTTATTTTCCTTTTTGATGTTAGTCCCCAAACTAGCGTAACAATAATTGAAACACATAATCCGAGAAAAATGTATCTATCCATCAGTTTATCAACTGTGTACAATCCTGCCATTTGTACCGTTAACGCTTCTATTCTATCTGCTAGAATAAAAGCAAATAGCAGTGCAGGTCTGCTAAATTTGTATTTCTTTGCTAGTAGTCCTACGATACTACATACTACTAGGATAAAGTAATCTTCCCAACCGCCTGTGTATTGTACACATGCAAGTACAATAAAGCCCAACAACACTGGGAAGTAGTATTTGTAGGGTATTTGTGCAATTCGTGCTATTAATGGTGTCGTAAACAAGCATATAGCGCCTACAAGCACTGTTGCGAGCATAAACCCGTATAACATACTATCGAAGAATTTAGCGTCATTTGCAAGTTCTAAGGTACCTAATTCAAAGTCCAAATATGCAAATAATCCAATTACAATAGCCGCAAAACTTGCTCCTGGTATTCCAAATAATACTGTAGGAATCATTGATGTTGCCTTTTGTGCATTGTTGGCTCCTTCAGGTCCTATCACTCCTTTGATATTACCGTTACCAAATTTTTCTTTAGGATGACTTGCAACTGTAGAACTATAAGCCATCCAGTCTGCAACTGTACCTCCTAGTCCTGGTAACAATCCTATAAAGGCTCCAATGAATCCGCCTCGCATAGCGTCCCACTTATTATGCCATACAGCCATTATACCTTGTTTAGTTTGTACACCATTTGCAAGTACTACCATGCTTGTGTTTGTTCTTTGCTTCAATCCATCAAGTAGCTCTGGTATTGCAAATAGACCTGCAACCAAAGGCATAAGTTGTACACCGTCTCCAAGATACTCCCAGCCACCGGTCCATCTATCTGCATTGGTACTAGGATCAACCCCAATCAATCCTACAAACAATCCTATACATAGTGCTAACAAACTTCTAAACCAAAATTTGTTTGTTACAAAAGTTACACATACCATGGCTAACATTGTGAATGCCCATAGTTCAGGCACACCAAAAATCATTATTAGTTGTGTGTAATATGGTAACAGAAAGAATGTAAGCGAGCCCCATAATAATCCATTAAGTGTGCTTGTAGTAACAGCAGCACTAATTGTATATGTTGCTTGTCCTTGCAATGCTAACGGAAATCCGTCTATCATTGTAGCAGCCGCACTATTAGCACCAGGTATTCCTAGTAACACACCTGTGTAAGTATCTCCTGTTGTACTAGCAGCAACAACTGCCATTACAAATATCACTGCTAGATACGGATCAGGAAACAGTGTAATAAATGAAAACACAAATATTAATCCTGTAGTAGCGCCTGCACCTGGCAGGATTCCAATTATTAGTCCGTATATTGTTCCTGCAAGTAATGCCAATACTGAAGCCATGCTTTTTTCCTTCTATATAATTAATTATATAAGGAAGATACTTTTTTGAAGAAAAGTGGAATTTTTTTAATAGAAAGTGAAAAAAATTATGAATTCACGAATTTTTTCGTTAGTTATGCAAAATTTAGAACAAGCGTTTAGCTTGCCTAAATACAGCGACTTGCAATTAGATAAGCATAGTATTATTGACGATATGCCATTTACACCTGTACGTAAAGAAAAGTTCTGTCAAAGTTTAATGCATGAATTAGATATTGAACATTTAGATTTGACTGGCACTGTAGAACAATTTGTACAATCATTAGATACATTTTATATGAAACGGTTCTTTGGAGAAATTTGGAAACCTAATACAGATGACCATACCTATAGTGGTTGGAGCATTGTTGATAGAATAAATGAGCGTGATCCAAAAAATGTTTTAGACTTTGGTTGTGGTTATAATCAATTTAAACCACGTATAAAGAATCTTACAGGAATAGATCCTTTTAACGAAAATGCTGATTACATGGTAGACATATTAGACTTTAATGTAGATGAAAAGTATGACCATATGATTGTGTTTGGTAGTTTAAACTTTGGTGATGAAAAGGATATACGTACACGCTTTAAAAAGTTACATTCGTTACTAGACGTAGGTGGAAGGATGTATTTTAGAGTCAATCCAGGAATACTTTGGCCCAAAGGACCTTACGTAGATATATTTCCATGGAGTTTTGAATTTGCGTATGCACTTGCAAAAGAATATAACTGTAAGTTAGAGCAATTCAAAAAAGATAGAAAACGTTTCTATTTTGAAATACTAAAGATGTGATCTGTTTTCAAACAGTACTTTACACTTATCATAATTTTCTTTGTTAATTACAAGTTGCAATTTATTACATACTTCTTCATATACATCATACTTTAAGATATCATTTATTTCTGTAATAACAACATCATCTTCAGTTGAGTGTGTTTTATAATTTTCAATTTGTATTTCAAACTCATTAGCAAGTACTTGCTTCATAGTAATACCTTGTTCTTTAGCTCTATCTTCATATAAATCTTTGTACAAATATTCTTTGTTTTTAGGATCAACAAAATAATAATAACTTGATCGCATCCATCTTTCAATTAATAATTCAATATCATCTGGTATTACAACAATATACTGTGCAGGATTAAAAAACTTTTTAGTTTTATCTAAGTCATCATGCAATGTATATATAAAGTGATTAGGATATAATTTTTTCTTCCATGCTTGAATGTCCGCAGAAGTAGTTGTTATTCCTCTTGACTGAGCAAAACTTAATACTGGAGGTATAGTAAATTCAGGATCTAGTCCTTCAGGTTTAGCTCCTTTAAATCTTTTGTTAAAGTGCATTTTACTAAAGTCTTTATCTTTGCCCATATAAGGTAACCAAGGATGTTCATTATTTTGTTCGTGGTCAAACCACACTACATTTTCGCAACAGGCTATCATACGCCCAAGCATGTGTCCTCCACTTCCTTGTGGGAAATTTAGTGTTATACAATTACTTTCTACCATAGTACCAATAACTTCCTTTTTCAAATTTTATAATATCGCCTGTAGCAAACCAATCATCGTATACACAAATATCACCTTTAACCATTAATTCATTCCATTCAGATATTTGTATATCACAAAATGCTGTGTCGCCCATTATAGTATATCCTGGCAAATCATATGCTACTGCATCTTGTGGCGTATATGTTTTGTTTATGGCCATTGGACCTACTTCGCTCATTCCCCAGTTGGCAATAAAAGTGGCACCCTTGGCTACAAATCTGTTAATAGATTCTGCAGGTACTCTATCGCTACCACAAGCAATAATCTTACCTTCTAAGTCTAAGTTGTTCCATCCTTTAGTCTTTGATATAGCAAGACACATTCCGGGTGTTAAATGGCTGTGAGTAAAATGTTTGATATTGGTTACCCAACGAAAGGGATTAAATTGCTCTATATGCACTTCGGCATCAATTTCTATAGCTGGTAATGTTTGTGCAAGCAATCCTCCTGCATGATCTAATTTGCAAACAGTATAAATTTTACTTGTGCTTGTAATCTTTTGCACATCACGTGCCGCTTGATTTGCATATTTAATTTTATCAGGGCTTTGATATATTTGTTTTGCAGCTCCTGTTGTACCGCTAGAAGTAATACTAGTCCCGTTTTTTAAAATGCTTTTCAGTTCCATCCGTAATCTTCTTGGCTAGTTTGTATGGCGTAAATGCAAATAAAGGAGGAAATATGGCATGTATTGTACCAGTTATAAACACTAATAGAGCTAGTATGTTAAAGTACATAGCATAAAATAAATGCTTAAAGTAACCTGTTTTTATTTTTTTTAAATGGTTCCATTCTATCATAACATATTTTCCTTTAATAATGACCAACTGTGTTTACCCATTACATTATACATATCGTTCCCTTATTTCAAAATATTTTTTCACGTTTAATTTCCATACGCTTTGAACAGCATTAAAAATTTGTTCATCACCTATATAATCTACCATGCCGCCTTTGGCCATAGCAGAAAAGCTATTATGTATCCTATTCATTCGTCCACTATTATCCCTGTTAGTGTTTGTTGTAATATATAATGGTTTATTTTTTGCAAATTCAATCTGTAGTGGAAGGTGTGCATATATTGGCCAACTTTGCATTTGGTATCTGTTCAAACCTTTTATAGGATGTTGCTTTAACTGTGCTCCGCGATACACCGCTCTATATCCGTTTTTAAAAGGATGGATACCTGACATACTAATTATGCTGTCTTCTTCGTATGTAACATACCACATGCCTCCTTCTAAACACCAGTTCCAACGAAGTTCTTTTAAACTGCTATTATTTTTATAACCTAACAGGGTGCATTGTTCTATAAAGTCTTCTAGAGCAGGAGTGACTTGGGTTAGTTGGTTAGTAGAGTAATTCATCTAATTGCTAAATTATCCAACATCTTTTGTACAACTTCTTTGTTTGTTGTAATGTTTAGCACTATCATATATGCATCTTCGATGCCGGCATTAAATAAATGATGTGTTTTTGCTGTATTAAGAAAATACACAGCACCTTTTTCCCAGGGTAGAATTTTGTCTTCTAACATAAATGTGAATCTTGGATAATCCATATTCATCAAAGGTACAATAATCCTAAAAGTTTCTAATTGTAAACTTTTGAAATCTCTGTGTGGAGGAAAATATCCACCTGGAGGTATTTTTAAAAAGTGCGATCTCCCTACATATGGCTGGAAAAAATCACATAATTTTTTTATTTCTGGATGTTCATAAACTGGAGTAGGAACATTCATATCTTGTTCTGTAGGCATGTTTGCAGGATCTTCTGTCCATATACTGTCTAAATCTGGTCTCCCTGACAATCCGCCGTCTAAACTTGTAATACTTAATCCATACCTGTTTATTTTTTTGTTCGGATTATACTGTACATAATCAAAATTTTCTTCAGTCCATTTAACTAATCCTTTAGGATCTTTTATTTTAAAGTTTAGCTTAGTTAAATCTCCGTAACTGCACAATGTTAAATATTCGATCACCTGCTTCTCCTACTCAAAAGTATTTATATAGCCAGTAACACATATACAGTAAGTAATGGCTTATAAATATTACATAATGATAAACATAGTAGTTACAAGCAAACCAGTTGACGGCTTATTCTATTACAGTTATGAATACTGTACGATTCTAAATCAAATGGGCTATGATGCTAGGGTTGTAGTAGTTCCACATAGAAAATTTAGTGGCGATAACTACATCAAATCCATTTCCAACAAATACATACACTGCAAAAATCTAGAATTCAGCAGTTTGCCAGATCCAGATGATGTAACTCTCATACTAGGACGCAGCATGATGACACTGAGTTGGCAGAGTTTCAATGACTATACACCCGCACAAAAAACCAGCCTGCGATTACTGTTTGCTGGCAAGGTAATAAGTGTGTACAGTGAAAACCATCCCCTAGGATATCCCAAGGCAGTTGATTTTTATCAACCAGAAAAAATCGTAGATTTATGTGACACTGAAGTCTATCCAAACGGTGTTGGTGCTCATTTTGAAAAAACCATAAATTTCAGCATATACAAACCACACACAGACAACATAAAATTCAAACACTTATTCCTAGGTACCAACCCTGAATACTATGCCTCAGTTGAAAAGGTAATAGATCAATTTCCTGATCATGGGATCTTGACATATGACGCAAAGTATGTTAATATAAAGCATAATAATATATTTGTACCAGTAGAAAATCTTATGAGCATGTTTGAAACATATGTGTACACAAAAGAAACATTTGATCCTGCTCCTAGAATTTTTCAAGAGTGCAAGTACTATGGCAAGGATATAATTTATTTGAGAGACAAAAACATAGTTGATGGTGGTAGCGTGTATTGGAACCGTGATCCAAAACAACCAGATGTTACCGCAATAACATCTGCGATCAAGGAGTTTGAATGAAAATACAACCTAAATGTTTAGCGTTTGGTACTAGAGACAACAAAGGAGCAGCATATACTTCTGATGGTTTTATGCTGCCGTGTTGCTGGATGGATGATCCTCCTGTATATAGATATATTGTAGAAGCCGGGTTAAAAGATGAAGAATTATTACTTTCTAATAACGAAAGTTTAGATGATATCTTTACATCAGACCAGTGGGAAAACTTTTTTCAAACACTACTTAATAAACCCGATTGTGCTTCTTATATGTGCAAAAAGAAATGCGGTGTTGATATAGACAAGGACAAAGTAAGAGAAGAAGAACGTAAAGAAGTAAGGGAGCAAGCAAATGGCGCGGATTACTGATGAATACGTAATTAAACAAAAACTATGTCGTCCTAACATTGATGCTTCTCATAGATGTATTTTTAGATGTCCACAGTGTATTAGACAAAAAACATCTAGTCAAGATCAAATTAAAAGATCTTTTGATTTAGAAGCAGAACAGTTTAAAAAAATACTTGACTACTATGATTATGGTTTAACGTTTTGTGGACAGATCTCAGATCCAATATATCATCCTAAGTTTTTAGAACTACTTAAAATGTGCGACGGACAAGGTAAAGCTGTACGTATTGCTACAGTAGGCAGTGGTAAGAGCGATGCTTGGTGGGATGAAGCGTATAGTTATGGTGTAGGCGAAAACGCTTGGTACTTTGGTGTAGATGGTATTGACGAAAAGAGCGAATTGTATCGTGTTGGGTCAAAGTTTACAGATGTATGGAAGCGTATGAAGCAAGGTAGAGATCAAGGTCATGTTATTGTTTGGCAATATATTATTTTCGGTTACAACGAACACGAAGTTAACGAAGCAATAGAAATAGCAAAGCAAGAAGATTTTGCCCTACTACTTATTAATACTAATAGAGGATTTAATCCGGATAGCCCATTGTTAAGAAAGAATGTAGATTTTAAACTTACATCTCCTGATAAAAAACATACGCAAGAACGTGTAAAAAAAGAATACTGGGGACATAAAACTACAGCGTTAGAACAGTGGCACAAATTACCTCGACGAAAGTTAGAAGGAAAAGCATAAATGATAACATATGATGCGTGGGACAGAGAGTACCAAGAAAATAAAGAAGCATATTTAAAAATCTTTGATAATTTTATGAGTCAAATGAACTACGAAAACAATGAAGAGTTTGAAAGTAAATTTGCACAACGTATAGGACGTAAGCATTGTATTAGTGTTTCTAGTGCTACAGATGCACTACACTTTGCACTACGAGCCCATGGTATCGGTCCAGGAGACGAAGTACTAGTAACAGATTTTAGTTGGATCTCTAGTGCTAGTTGTGTAGACATGGTAGGCGCTACTCCTGTTTTCTGTGACATAGATATAGACAGTTATCATATGTCATTAGATAGTATAAAACGCATGTACAGTGACAACGTAAAAGCAATTATATATCCGCATCTATTTGGAAATATGTCAGACACTTCAGAGATACAAAAATTTTGTAGAGAAAGAAATATATTGTTTATTGAAGATGCAGCACAATCACTAGGAAGTAGTTTACATGGAATAAAAGCAGGTACCATAGGTGATTGCTCAGTATACAGTTTTAATTCTAACAAAGTAATCGCTGGAATTAATGGCGGCGGTGTCGTACTAACAGACGACGAAGATATTGCAAAACGTGTTAAAATGATTAGACGTCATGGTAAAGATAAAGATTTTAGTATGCTAGGTTATAACAGTCGTATGTACGTTTTCAATGCACAAATTATAAATTTACGTTTACGTCATGCCGAAAAAAATCAAGAACGAAGACAACAAATTGCAAAACATTACAATGAAGCATTTGCTGATTTAGATGTTTATACACAATCTATGTCAAATGGCCTTAATCACAACTACCATAAGTATGTTGTAAGATTCAAAGATAAAGATACTCGCAAGCGTGTAAAAACTGCTTTAAACGCTAGTATACACTATGAAGCACCTTTGAGTGCAAATAGTATGTATGACGGCTTAGAGTGCAGGAGAGACGCTTGTACAGCGTCTAAGACGGCATCTAACACTGTTTTATCTTTACCTATACACGCTTATCTTACAGATGAAGAAGTAAATGAAATTATAGATAAAGTGAAATCAGCATATGAACATAACGTATAATAATCAGACAATAGATTTTACTATGCCTAATAATCATGAAATAGTGATTTCATTGTCAGGCGGAGCAGATTCTGCGGCTTTGTTTTATCTAGCATGTAAACACTATCCAGAAAAACTATATATTCCCTTCACAGGATTAGATGAAAATGCGCCTAAAGATGCAGAAGCAGCATTGCTTATCACAAAGTTTATGAAAAAAAAATTTAAAAGATTACAAATAAGAAATCTTAGTGTATTTAATTTTAACGATAGAGAATACAAATACACAACTTATAAACAAGTAAAAAAAGTTAGAAAAAGAAGATTTCCGGAAATGAATATGAGACAAGTTTCTAAAATGGTTCAATTAAATAAAATAGGATTGGATATGTATAACAATTTTCCTTTTTCTATAGAGATAGACGGAATGACAGCTAACCCTTCAATAGAAGACATGCAAAATAATAATTTTGGTCATTTTGGCGAAGATCGTAGAAATTTAAATGAAGAAATACTGACATTTAGAAATAACAGATGGCAACCTTTTGTAAACGTAAATAAAAAATTTATTGCAGATATCTATAAGAAAAATAAATTACTAAATAGTTTGTTCCCAATTACAAGATCATGCACCGGAACAGCTATAGAGACAAATAATTTTACTAAAGAGTGTCATAAATGTTTTTGGTGTTTTGAAAGAAAATGGGCATTTAATTTAGACTGGAGGGGATACTAAAGTTATGATAGAAGAAGTATTCAGTAAAAGAAGACAAATTAGAGCGGCTTGGGATCAAAAAAAGATTCCATCTAAAGAAACAATATACGATTTATTAAAGCGAACATTAAATATTGCACCATCTAAACAGAATTTATTTCCCTTTAAGATACATGCGTTTGGACCAAAAGACATAGAAGAAAGAGAAATAATAGGACAAATTTGTTCTTTATGGGAAACTGGATCAGTAAATCATTGGGATGACAAATCTAAGAACGGCGATTTTTATAGTGCGGCAGGCGATTTAAATATTAAGGATTGGGTGCTAGACGATGAAGGGAACGACATGCGTAATGCTCCTTGGGTGCTTGTGTTTGAACAACGCCTTGCTGAAGAAAATAATTTTGTTCGAGAACATCACAAGTTACATCAAGACGGTCATAGATTTACTCAAACTGATCCTAAAAGGTTTAGAGAACTCTGTAATACAAAACTAACCTGTATTGAAATAGGTATGTATTTGCAAACATTAGCTGGATTATGTTTAGAAAACGATTTAAATATTTCATATATAAGAACCTTTCCTGAATGGAAATGGCTCGGAGTAAAAGGTGAATATAAGAAAGAATCAAATAAAGCTGGTCGACTAGACTGGAGTTCTCTGCCTCAAATCACAGAATCTCCTCTGATGATTGCACAGATTGGCTATGTTGCAAATGTTGACGATTATTTCAAAAGTAATAGTGTTAATCCTAAGGACATTCATTGGGAAAACAAACCAAGTATTGATGAAATAGTGAGGTTTAACACATAATGGACATAAAAGATCAAATAAAAAATGCTTCTACAGTAACTAATAAAGCACAAAGAAATTATGATCTAACTAAATTTATTCCACAAGAGGATTTAGATACGCTTATCTATGCTGCTGCTAATTCTCCTAGTAAACAAAATGAAACACATTATTCGTTACATGTGTATACTGATCAAACTATTATAAAACAAATATACAGTCATACAAAAAAATTTACATTAGCTAGAACTCAAGAAGACAAAGACCAAAGTTTTAGTGTAGAAAACGATGTCTTTATGCAGCATGATGACAATTCAGTAACTAATTCGCAAATATATGCCAATGCGTTATTTGTATATGTTAAAGACGCAAGCACCATTAACAAATACAATGTGCAACATCATGCAGCAAAACTAAATCCTAACAGTTCTGCGGCAAAGAAATACGAAGAGCAAATAGCATATTCAATAGGTATATCGGTTGGAGAACTTATATTATCAGCGGGATTACTTGGATACAACACAGGTATTTGTTCAGCATTAGACACAAGATCAATACGTGATATACTAGGAATAAAACAAAATCCAAAATTGCTTGTAGGTGTAGGGTATCCTAACAGCCAGCTTGAAAGGACACAACACTCAGAATTATTAAATAAAGATATACCTGAAAGATTTAGAACCGGTGAGCTAGACGAGCATATGAAATTTCCAAGTTTTGACAAACACACAAAGGTAATTATTAATGGCATTGACACTTAAACAGCTAAAAGGCAGTGAATATAGAACTGTAGACTTTTATCTATCGAAATCTTGTAATAAGAGCTGTCATTACTGTACAGCATGGACATTAGAAATGCGCTATTTACATGTTGATATGGATCTAGTGCGTACTATCCTAAAAGGACTTGCACCGTATAAAACAAGAATCTGCTTACTTGGCGGCGAGCCCGGATTGATTAAAAATCTCGACGAAGTTATAGCAGAAATAAAAAAGCATCCTAATCTTATTCCTCAAGTACTATCCAATTCTTTAGTTCGTAAGTTTTATCCCCATGTTTTAGAAGATCCAGATATTATATACATTGAACACTTGGTACTAGATTTCTATGAGGATCGAATTGAAAAGCTAGGTAACTATCCTTTCCTACCAAAAAACGATATGAATAATTATAATCTTATTATAGAAACTCCTAACTACTTCAAATACAGAGAAAATTTTGATCTATCAGAAATTGATCACGAAAATACAGAATTCAAAGAATATAATTCAAGATCACCTGACTTCTTTAATGATCACAAACTTGTACAGGCTCCGGAAATTGAAAGACGTATATGTGCAAAGTTTCCACAAGTGCCTGTGTTTGATTTTGAAATACAAAAGATCAGACACTGTAGCAGAAAAGCAATAAACGGATCAAGAGAGTTCGATATTACAATAGAAAATATTGAAAAAATGATGAACTATGATTTATTTGAATTTGAAAAATATTGCACAGTATGTATGGATATAATACCTAAACGTCCTGAAGCTAGAAGAAACGAAATACTTAACATAATCGAGAGTGAAAAACAATTAGGATGAACATATATTCAGTTGCTGTGAATATTCACGACCATAATACATACGACGGAATGTTTCATAACCAAGTAGAGCGACACAATAGGGTAAAACACAATCTTAACCCTAACAATTCGCATGACGAAGAACCAAGCAGACAGTTTTTTTGCGAACATTTCTTATCAAATTATCTTGATAAAGATGAGTTGTTTGCATTTACAGTAAGTAATCTAGGCCAACAATTTGTGTATGACATGCTAGAAGAAAGTCTTCCTGATATGGAATTTTTAAAATTTAAGCCAAAAGGCCTCTGGGACTATTATAAAACTGATACCTATTACTATATTGACCATCATCAAAGTCATGCCGCTTATGCATACTTAACCTCAGGATATGAAAAATCAGACATACTAGCAATAGATGGAAGAGGCTGGCATTATAATTGTATTTTTATTGATAAGTTTGATAACATTATAGATCTAAGTGAACGACTTCCAATAGGCGGTTTGTGGAATAGGCTTTCGCAAGACATGGGATTTGGTTATTTAGGTGCAGGAAAGACAATGGGGTTAGCAGGTTTTGGAAAATATAATGTTGAAATAGCTGATATGCTACACATGTATATGCAAAATCCTAATCACAAACTTCCAAGCGGATACCAAAAAGTTTTAGATAGAGTACCAAAAGAAGATGTTGCTTATACCTTACAAAAATTTACAGAACAATTAATAGAAGAATATGTATTTCCGTTAAAAACTTGTGATAATTTATGTATAGCAGGCGGTGTTGCATACAACGGTTACGTAAATGAGCAATGCACACATCATTGGTCAAATGTTCATGTACCTCCTGCAGCTGGTGATGAAGGACAAGCATTAGGCACATATATGCATGCTGATTATACACAGAATGGTAACGTACACATTCCTGATGTATATGCTGGATTAGAATATGAATACAAAGGCAAAGAAAAAGTAAATTTGAAAGAAGTTGCACAAGCTATAGCTGATGGGAAAATAGTAGGATGGTTTCAAGGAAAAAGCGAAAGCGGTAACCGAGCATTAGGTAATAGAAGTATACTAGCTGATCCTAGAAATCTTAAAATTAAAGATATTATAAATTCTAAAATTAAACTACGTGAAGACTTTAGACCATTTGCTCCTAGTGTCCTTGAAGAACATTACAAACAATATTTTGATACTAATCAACCAAGTCCGTATATGAGTAGAATAATGCCTGTAATAAGTGATCAAATACCAGGCGTAACACATGTCGACGGAACAGCCCGTATACAAACTGTAACTAGAGACTTTAATCAAATTTACTATGATTTAATACATGAATTTTATAAAATTACTGGTATTCCTATGCTATTGAATACTAGTTTTAATTGTCAAGAACCTATTGTTGAAACACCAGAAGATGCACTTGCTACATTTAACAAATGCGGACTTGATATTTTAGTAATAAATGAATATATTGTAAAGAAATAAAAAATGTTAGACAGAGAAAACATAAACTTACTGAAAAATATACTAGGTTTACATAACAAAAATCTAGATACAGAATTCTTGTACAAAGTTCTCACTGTGATAAAAGAAAAACCAGAATTAGAAAGAGATTTGTTTGATTCTTTTAGTAGTAATCAATTTGCATCTAAGTCAGCATTATTAGGTGTTATAGATAATTTAAATATATTAGATAAAAAATCAAATGTAGCTATTTGGGGAAGCTGGTATGGAAGTATATTGATACCCATGCTTGCAGAAAAAGTTAACAAGATTATATGTATAGATTTAGATAACAATGCTTTACAAATTGCAAAAAACAGATTGTTTGATAATTATAAAAATGTAGATTACATATGTGACGATATATTTGCAAGTTGTAGAAAACAATATCGTGAAACAAATTTAATTATAAACACAAGTTGTGAACATATGAAACCTATGAATGAATGGCCTTGGTTTGGCCCAGGTGCATTAAAGGAAGATAATATTTCAGGAAAAGATCCTAAACTATCTAGTAATTGTTATTTTGCATTCCAATCAAATAATATGTTTGATATAGAAGGACACGTTAACTGTGTTAATAGTTTAGAAGAGTTTAAAGATCAAATGCCCGAACGTGCAGAAATACTTTTTGAAGAAGAAGTAGAAGATACTAGAGGAACACGTTATATGCTAGTTGGTAAACTTAATCCCCTTTAGGATATCTCTAGCTATTAATTTTTGCGATTCTGGGCCTGGATGGTTACCATCAGCTGCTTTATCAACATAATGCAAAGACTGATTAATTAAGTCTACTTTATGCCATGTTGGATATTTATAATCTGTAAATATAGAGTTTTCCTCAGTCCTCATTCCCACAATAAAATTAAAAACATGTGGATGTTCTTGTAAATTATAGTTTGCTAAATTTATAGCCTCCAAAGATTCAAGAAAACTATTATACGGATTATGAACCCACTTATAATAATTGTTAGATGTTTTAGAAAAATCTGTAGGTCGTATGTGTTTTGTCGTTTCTAGGTCTTTTAAAAATACTGTTGATCTGTCAAATTCAGTCCATAATATTACTACTATGTCTTTTTTTGATATGTCAGTATTTAATATTTGATTTGCTATATATCTGTTAGAAGCTCCTGGGAATCCAACATTAACAACTTCTATACCTAAAATTTTTCCTAATAGTGCAGGCCAGGCATACTGACTAGGATTATTTGCTTTAGTTTCTCCATATTCGTTATGGTAATTTAGACAGTCTACTTGTCCTTCACCATAGGTATGACTGCACCCAAAAGCAAATAATCTACTCATTATATTTTTCCTTTAACCAATCAAAATCGTTTATTAAGTTAATATCAGAGCTGCTAGAAAGGCCAAAGCGCATGCCATCGCGAGCACCTCGTAACGCATCTCCGCTATAATCTCCACTAGCATAAGTAGTCCAAGTTTTAAGTCGTTCATCTGTTTCCTCCTTGTTTTGTCTATCTATTGTTTTACTTGCCAATTTAGCACATTCTCTAAACGCACTACGCCAAGTACTAAATGCATCTACATTGAATGCAGATATATTTGACAACTGATTCATTACAATAAATTTATTTGATATACTAGTCGTCATATCTGTAGACGTAGTGTCTAAATTTAAAGTTGCATCTCTAGGCAATAGTTTTACTCCGCCGTATCCGTATTCTAATCCATTTATAGGATTCTTACTAGTGTAAACATGTACAGCATCTTGATTAATAAAATCTGGAATGTAAGTAAAATCAAAATCTTCTACAATAATTGCATCAGCATCAACTACCCAAAACATATTTGTAATAGCAATTTTAGCAGCCTCTATATGTGCTTGGTGTATTCCTTTTATACCATGTACACGTTTGACATAAGGAAATCGTTTTTTTAACACAGAATACCTATGTTCTGCATTAGGTTCTTGATAGCTTATAAAAACTATATCATACATTGCATTTCTCTTGTAAGTAGTTATTCATATGTTCCAAGTGCCTTGTCGATATTTTTTGGATCTGGTTTTAGTATCCACCCTTCTTTTTCTGCAAGTTCTATAATACTTGCATCAGTATCTGGAATACTTTTAACCCAGTCTGTTAGTATTTTAGGAAATACATCTAAACTTCTATGTCGACGTAAATCGTACTGTGCATAGAATGTTTTAAAGTCACGCCATAGTGTAACAGGATTGCTTGTACGTCTATGTGGAGCATCTACAGTTACTAAGTAATCTATCAAACGTTCGATACTTGCACGTTCATGTTCATTCCAGAATTCCTTGTTTTTGTTAACTTCATACCATATTGACAATTTGTTATGACAATAATCCTTAATATGATTAGGTAGTGCTAATGGTGATTGAAAACTTGGAAAACGTAATAAGTTTAAACTAACTGTTGGCGATCTTGCCCCTGTATGTTGTTTTAATTTATACACTTGATCAAGAAATTCTGTAATACTAAACAAACACAGGCTATTAATAGTCATCATAATACTTAAATTAGCATCAGTTTCATCTAATATACGTGTTGTATTTTTTAACCACATATCGTAATCTAACCCATCACGAATATATTCCGCTTGATCTCCAACAGCTTCACAACTTGTATAGATATCGAATCTTCTAATACCTTTTGTTTTTTCGATTAACTTATCAATAATACTATCTTTAGCAATTAGATTACTATTAATAGCAAAGCGCATATTAGTTTCTTGCGAATTGAACCAATCAAACAACTTCCAAGTGTTTGCACTCATTAACGGCTCGCCGCCGGTGATACGTAATTCGTCTAAACTATCTGCTAAACCATTATCCCACCATTTCCAAAATGCTTGAATATAGGGATTGTCTTCATCGTCTTTATATGGTTGTGTCCAACTACCGTCTTGCTTAAATGCACCGGCGCCATCACTTACTAAGTTTGTATACTCGCCATTCTTCTTAATGTCTTTTGCCCAAGTAGTTGAGAAACTTGCATTACAATAAGAACACGCTAGATTACAAGTTCTATCAAACGCAATTTCAAAAGTTTTAAGATTGGTATTTTCGTTTGCATCAGCATCATATGCTTGTTGTAATTCTTCGTCAGTATAGATAATACTTTTGAAAGTTCTGTCACTGACAGCATCTTTTTTCATATCTTCCATCTTCCAACAATACTCGCACTCTGCAGGACGCTCTCCGTTTTGCATCATGCGCCGCATTTCTTTTTTATGCTTAGTATTATGAATTGCTGTATAATTTTCTTCTATTTCTTCAAGAGGTATTTTATGTGCAGGTGGATGATGACAACTAGCCGTTGTACCGCTTCCTAGCCATGTAGTGGCATTATACCATTTAGCACCACAAAAACTTTTACCTTTTGGATCAATTACTCTTTCTTTATACTGTTGTAAAGATTCGTTCTTTTTACTAGGCATCTTGCCAATCCTTTAATAACGTTGAATATTCTGGAAATATATTTGTAAAGTTTTTGTTCCTACGCTTATCGTATGCTTGTATATATCTTACAAACTTACTGCGCTGTTCTATTGCTGGTTGGTTACTACGTAAGTAATCGCATAGTCTTTGTATTTGATCCCATTCTTCTAAATATATTCTGCCAAATTTTTCAGTCTTTAATGTAGATTTTAACCACTTTTTGCAATTACTTTCAATTGCATCAGCATACATATTTCTATCTTCATTATTTAATAGCGTACATTGTAAATTCTGTGGCCAATGCATTATATTAATACTAAGCGGAACTCTATTATCTTCAAGTCTTACATTATACTTTGATCTAAGTTCCATAAGTTTAATTATAAATTTGTTAAATGTTGGTAAACTAAGAATATTTATAGTTGTCATTATTGCAACTTTGCATTTTGTATTAGACAGCATATCATGTACATTTAATAACCATTGATTATAATCTAGTCCGTCTCTTGCATATTCAGCTTGCTCACCTATACTTTCTATGCTGGTGTATATGTCAATTTGTTTTACATTGTTTTCAATTGCATTTATATTTTCTTTCAATCGTTCTATTAATACATTTGGTACACCTAAGTTTGTATTAATTGCAATATCAAGTTGAGGTTGCGGATGTTCTTTTATATAATCAAACAACTTCCATAAGTCCTTTGACATAGTAGGTTCACCGCCAGTAATACGCAATACTTTCAAATGAGGTAAAACTTCTGGAAACCATTTCCAAAAGGCTTCTACATAAGGATTGTGTTCGTTATTCTTGTAAGGCATCTTACCTATTTTCTTTAGGTAATTTAAATTATGGGCACCGTCTGGATAAGGACCGTTTTGCTTTACGTCTTCCATCCACTTGCTACTAATCTCGGGTGAACAGTAAGCACATGCAAAGTTACACGCATTACTAAATGATACTTCTAAGTAACTTGGATACACATTGTCTTGTGGATTACTTTTTGCAATTTCTTCAAACCTATCCCAAGCCCAGTTGTCACTTGTTTTATAATGTCTATCGCTAAAATATTCTTTGTTTAAATCTTCAATTTTCCAACAGTACCCGCATTCACTAGGACGTTCACCTTTGAGCATTTTAGCACGTTGTTCTTTTTTAAACTTACTATTGTGTAATGCCGACGGATCTGCTTCTATTTCTTGTAACGGAATCTTATGTGGAGCAGGATGGTGACAACTATGATTGTAACCGTTTTGTAATAGTAGCGTGGTTTGTAACCATTTCGCCGTGCAGAATGAACAACTTACATTGTTAATTTTATCACGTTTTTCTTCTAATACTTTTATATGCTGTTCATTGCTCATTTACAATTTTATGTTTCTAGCAGGCTGAGTGTAAACTTTTTTAAAAAATTTACTCTGTTGCTCATCTAAAGGCATTTGACCTATTGGTAGTTTAAGTTCGTTTACTAACGAAGCTCCTAGAACTTCTATAGCTTCTAACAAATCATTACCTGTTATTTCTGTTTTTTGTTTTTCATTCCAAAGATTATTTAAATATGTAAAATCTCGCACTTGTATGTGATCCCAGTCTGTACACATTGTTTTAAAAACACCTTCTCTGGCTCCATATATAGTCCATAATCCGTTATCGACATCTGCGCCAACCATAGTCCATACCAATAATCTATTATAATTTTGCCACCATAGTTTTTCTAAATCAGTAATAACTGATCCCCTGTTTAGAGACATTTTTACACCTTCACGAAATCCTGCTCTCCACGCCTGTTGAGGAGTTGAACTAATAATACTAGTCGAAAAGTTTTCATTTAGTTGAAGATAATTGTCAAAGTAACAAAATTCTATACTTGTATCATCAGATCCGTCTGTATTTTCATGTGTTTTCATATTTTTTACAAACTCTCTTGTCCACATTTTAATACTACCATTACCATACATTAATCCGTTTACGTCTATCTTGCCGGCCCAGCTAAATTGAAAGTCTTTTGTTGCATTTAATTTATTTAAATCAAGCTCTACTTCTAAAAACTTAGGATTAATTATTGTATCTCCATCAATAGTGATAAAATTTTCAGTTTGGCTTATGTCAGCACAGGCTTTGTGTGCCGCATCTGAACCTTCTACACCGTGTACACGTTTTGCCCAGGGCACTTTAGTTAATAAGTCTGCATAATTTTCTTCAGCATTAGGTTCATCATAACTTAAAAATATTATATCTTGATCAATTATCTTCATTTTTATATCCTACTGTATGTATGTGCGGTATATGACTACTATTAGTTAACACCGATACTATTTTATGTGACGAGCAATTACTAATTTTTATTTCTTTTTGTATTGCAAGTTCTTTTAAATTAATACTAAATTTATCTAATAATATAAATCTGTTAGTGCTATCTACAATATAATATTCTTTTAGATAATCTTCGCCGATTGATAACGCTGTACAATTTACATCGTCTATAAGATTATTTACAACCCATCCATTTTTTTCTTGTACAATTTGAATGCCTGATTCTAATGTATCTGCTTTATTTACAAAATTTGTATGGTATACTAGTTCTTCATCAATGTTTATAGGAACAATGTGATAACTTCCTTTTGTTTTAACATTTTCAATCACTTTGTAATCAAACATTGCTTTTACGCCATTATTAAATTCATCAAAAGTCTTTTTATCAATTTTGATATAATTTTCAAGTGTTGCTTTAATATTAGAAACCGAAGTTATGTTGCCTTCTTCGTCATAGTGTATGTAAAACATTATATTTTCTCCTCTAGCCACTTAACTATATCATTTGATAAAAAGCTGTTTTCGACATAATGCAATACGCCTGATTGTTTATATCCATTAATAATAATATCGTTATTTCCAAAATCAACAGTTAAAAGTTCTGTCCATTTAGATGGCGGATTATATAAATTTTGTAAATGCGGTTTCATATGTGTAAACTCTAATGTACTATTATCTAAACAGTATCCTTGCATATCTAATATTTTTAAGGCTATCGAAGCACTAACATCAACACTGCACCAGGCTTGAAAATCGTTAGGTGCATATTTTTTGTAAAATTCTTTCCAGTTTTTCATTATTATGTCTAGCAATACAAAAAACCTATGCGTACTTTCTGATTTTGAAAATTGATATAATCCTGTATACACATCAGGTAACCCGTTTGAATCAAACGTTTTCCTATAGTATCGAGAAGTAATTAGTTCGTTACGATAAGTCTTAACATTTTTTGTAAACAATAGTGGAGGTGATTTTGTAAAGCGTTGCCAAACTTTATTAATATTATCTAACACTAACATATCTACATCCATAACAACTGTATTTTTGTATGGTGTTATGTGATAAACTTTCCAACGATTTTCAATTTTCCATTGTTTGTTATTAGCACTATCTCCCCAAGGTATAGGTATAATTTTATCAAATACCTTTTGATACTTAGGAAGTACTTCGTCGTTAGTAATTAAACTTATATTTGTTCTAGGACTGTTAGCAAGAACACTTAACGCTAGTGCATACGCTTGTCTAATATAATCTGTTGTATTGTTATTTTGTGCAACAAGACAAATGCCATTACTCATTAGCAAACTCCTTGTCAATAAATTTATCTAAACTAAACTTGTTCATAATATGAGTAGTAGCATCGTCTAACTTAACAGCAAGATAATTGTTTTCTTTTTGTGCTAATAATTTTATACTACTGTTGTTTATATCTACTAGTACATCTTTATCAGTAGATACCCACATATCGGTAGGAATATCTAAAGGCCAGCTACTATCCTCTACAAATCCTCGCATTGTATGTAATGCAATACTAAACGCGAAATCGTTTCTAAATTTTGTTTCTACAATATTATAAACTAATCTATAATAATTATAATTTTCTTTAATGTGTGTTACTAAATCAAATACTGTTTTTGACGTATAACTCTTAGTAAAATAAAGTATTGTTGCCCAATACATTGGTATAGAACTGTCGCTTATTCTATCAAAACTTTTATAAGATTTACTAGTATTTACTAATTGATAACTTTTAGCAATCATAAAATCTTCTGACATAGAAAAACAAGTTAGTAACTTATCATTACTAATTAATAAATCAGTATCAATAACTAACGTTTGTTCAAATACTGTAAGATCAAATGCACTATCTCTTGCACTGTTTTTCCAATCTAACTTGCCGTGGTTTCCATGTATTCCATCATAAAATACTTTGCTAGATGGTATAGGAGCAGTGCTATATGTAACTACATCGATGTATTTTTTATAAAACGGAAAACTTTTAATTAAATAATCTTCGTCGTCAGTTATTAATTGTACCGACAACTTTAGGTATTTTTTTATACGTTTTGCACAATATACGGCTTGCTTTATATAATCAATTGTATTGTTGTTAAAAGCAAATAAAACTACGCCTTGTTTCATAGACTAGTTAATCCTTCAACTGATCTGCTGACTTTTATTTTTTTATAATCATATAAGTATTTTCTAGATGCAAAGGTGTAGACACCTAGTATCTGTCTTGTAAATTCTTTAAGGCTATTAACATCAAAAGGAATATTATTATCATCTAATAAAACTGTTTCATCTTGATCTAATTGAAGCAAACTTTGACAAAAACTAATTAAACCCATGGTTACAGTTATTTTATGTCCGTCAGGAGTATAATGAATAAGATTATCTTTGTATTGCTTTAAAAAGATTCGTTTTTGATTGTTTTGTGTTTCTAAAAAATTAGAAAATTCTAGAGCTTTTTCTAGTCGTTCGTCCATAAGATCTCCTTGTATATACTGTTATAGTATACACTAAAACTAAGTGTTTGTCAAGAGTTAATTAGAAGGTATTTGAGCCGCCAGTAGCTACACTTGGTGCTGTAACTTCAACGTTTGAGCCTGTAGCACGTCTGTAATAGATAGCACTTGTAAGGGTGCCTTTGACGTTTTCGTCAACTGGTGGGCCTAAACCAGTTTGGTCGCCTGCATCATCCTCTCTAAATACTACACGTACTCTAATACCATTAGTAATATAGCGTATAAAGATTTGATAATCATTTTCTGCGTATGGATTTGTACCACCATCTTGGAATATTTGAACTTCAGTACCGTTTGTATTTAAATCATACATACCTGTATTAGTAACTGTTCCTTGATTGCCGCCTCCATCTGCATATGCACTTGTGTAATTTACACTTATATGTTTAGCATCGTTTACTAGACTTTTCCAGTCTAATGTCTTTGCTTCTGATCCTGTGTAAGATAAACTACTAACAACTTTTATTGTTCCGCCAGCGTTCCAAAATGCTTTAAATTCATTTGCACTTCCCCAGGTCAACTGTACATCATGTTGTTGTGTACCATTCCAATTAGATTTTGTTTGAGAACGTGCAGTAGATTGTGTACTTTGTGCTGTAGCCATTACAAATCTATTTGATGTTACTGTTGCTAGTGCTGTTTCAAATTCGTTATGTATTGCTGCTGTAATGCCCGTGTCTGTATCAACTGTTGTTAGTGCTACAGCACTATTAATTTGATGTGCGCTTGCTTTGCGTATATCACCTCTTAAACTGTTCCATTGTGATGCTGTAATTGTTGACCCTACACTCACTGATGGTGCTGTAATACCAACGTTGTATCCAGCGGAACCGTTTCCGCTTCCGGATGGTGTTCCCATTACTGTGTTTATACCGCTTCTTAATGTGGTATAATGTGTTTCATTAATACTTGAACCTACTGATACAGCCATTATTTGTCCTTTTTTAAACTACGTACTTATTTATACTTTTAAAACACACTCGATTAACTTTTCGGAGTCGTCTTGACTTGATTCTAATGCAATTCCTACTAATGCTGTTGACGCAATAGTTGAACAAACACCATCTTCCCAAGCATAAACAGGCTGTCCTTTTGTTACAGTTCCTTTTACTCTTACTGGAACACGCCCTTTAAGACCAATTGCTTGACCATCACAGTCGCTATTCATTAAGTATGCTGGTTCTGCAGATATAACACCAATACACATATTACTTGCTTTTGCTGCTGTTGCTTCTTTTTCTCCCCCTACACACATTGCTGTGCCTGTTGGATAATCTTGATCCGTTACATAAACTTCTGCTAAGTCAGCATATCTTGCACTTGTTGCTGTACCTTGGAATAATACTGCATTTAAGTTTCCTGATCCGTCTCTTACAGCTACAGTATTACCAGTACCTGTTCCGCTACTGTCTACTGATCCTACTCTAGTATTTCCACCTACAATAAGAGCACTTGCTTTTTCTGAAATTCCATAATAATTTCCAGCATATACATCATCAAATGGTGCTGCTGTAGACCCTATATCTATACTTCTATAAACGGTTGGACTTAAACTTTGTATACCTGGTAAAATATTTCCTGGACGTATGTCAAGAACATTTACATTTGCGCCGCCGGATTCTTTTACTCTAAATTTAATTTCGTCGCCTTGAGAATTCTGTATTACGCCTTCATTATCATTTTCGATAAACAATTTTAAATCTAATCCTGCACCAATTGCAATACCTGCATCTGTTTGGAAATTTGTTATTTCTGTGAATACTGTTGGTGCTCCAGGATTAGCTGTAACATAATTACTAGCAGAAATTCCATTAAGTTTTAATGCGTTAGATGCTGTTCCGTGGAATTGATGATCTGTACTTGTTACTCCAGCTGTAGCACTTTGCGTATTTTTTAATGTTACACCTTGTCTTACTACGTCAAATCCTGATATAGCGTTTTGGGCATCAGTTGAGTCAATTGTAAATTCTACTGGGCTTATTAAGAATTGTACATCATCGTTGACTGTTGCTGCAATTACACTTCTACTAATTGATCCAGTATCAAGAACTGTTTTACTTTGCATTTGTGTAATGCCTGTACCTGCGTCTTGTGGACCTACAAGTACAAAGTCTGTGCCGTTATATGCATATAACTGTTGGTTAGTTGTATCCCACCAAAAATCACCAGTTGATAACCCTGCTGGTGCTGTAGCACTAATCTCAGCGCCACCTGTTGTACGCCATTTGCCACCGTCATAAAATTTTAATTTGCTATTTGCTGTATCAAACCATATTTGGCCTTGTATGGCTCTTGGTGGTTGATTTGCTCCTGCAAAGTTTTCTAAAAGAAATACAAAGTTTTCGTTTTGTATTTCGCCGTACCCTGCATAATTTTTACCAACTAATTTAATATCAGTTGTTTGATCAATAGTACCATCTTGTACTATTGTAAGCTGGGTAGTATCATATTTGTTTATTGTATACGCCATAGTTTATAAGCCCCTTGTTACAAGTATTTATCAGATCCTTACGGATATGCTATTGTGGAATTCCACGTCCACA